TTGAATTAAATACATCGCACATTAATACTGAAGATTTTAGAAGAGAAGCAATTACATTTTTAAATAATGAAAGAAAATATGGTCCTGGTAAAGGATTTTATATAGATGCTCCTAAAGGTTCTACAGAGTGGAAAAATTATTGGAATCTTCAAGCGTTTTACTGTAAAGAAGGTTACTCGGTAGGCGGTATAAAGATTACAGGAGAGCATTATTTTTATTTAAACTTTTGCCAAATATCTTTAAAACTTTCTGTTAAAGCAGCTAGTATAGAAGAGCTTACATCTAAAAAGCAAAGAGTAGAAACGGCTGTAACTTTTCCTGATTTTTGGGACAGTGATTGGTTTTATTTTTCAGAATGTAAACGCGCTGAAGACATTGGGTTACATATGATTGTTCTTAAACCCAGAAGAAGAGGATACTCATATAAAAATGCTGCTAAGTGCGCGCATACGTATACATTTAGTAAATCAATGGCTAATTCTCTTATTCTTGCAGAAGATAAAAAATATTCTGAAGAAACAATGAGAATGGCCGTTAGTTATTTAGATTTTATTAATAGGTTTACAGGATTTGCTAGACAAAGACAGCATATCAATAAACCTAGAGAAATGGTGCAAGCTTCTTACGAAGAGATAACCGCAGATGGTAGAAAATTACCTGGAGGTTCAATGAGTAGAATAATGCAATACTCTACGCTTAATAATCCAGACGTAGCCAGGGGTAAAGACGCTAGAGTAATCTTGTTTGAAGAAGCGGGTTCTATGTCTAACCTTAAAGCTGCTTATACAGTTACTAGACCTACAGTAGAAAGTGGTACATCAGTATCAGGACAAATCTATGTATATGGAACAGGTGGGGATTTTAGCGGTGGAATGGTAGATTTTGAGGAAATGTTCTATGACCCAGATACTTATGGGTTTTTAGCATATGATAATATGTATGATGAAGGCTCAAATCAATCTATAGGTTATTTTTTACCAGATTCTTATTCTAAAGAAGGAGCAATTTCTCCTCAAGGTATTTCATGGGTTAAAGAAGCTGAAGCAGCAATACTTGCAGAACGCGAAAGACTTAGAAGAAATACTAAAGATATTAATATAGTAGATAAGATGATTTGTGAAAATCCTCTTAAACCATCTGAAGCTATGTTAAAAATGGGTACTAATATTTACCCTAAAGCTGAGATTAACAGGCAAATAAGTAGAATAAAAGCAGATAAGAATTTAAGTAATTTAGGTACGCCTGGGTATTTCGAACAAAAAATAGACGGATCAATTATATTTAATCCTTCTACAGACACAAAACCTATTTTAAACTTTCCTTATAAACCAGATGTAGATGGTGAAGGTTGTGTTATACAATATCAACCTCCTTATAAATTTGGAAATTCTACTCCTCCTGAATTATATTATATATGTGTAGATCCATATGCTATGGATAAAGATAAAAGTAAAGCTATAAATAAAAGAGATTCTCTTGGTGCCGCGTATGTAATGAAAAGAATTAATAACTTTTCTAAGCCGTATGATTTAATTGTGGCTGAGTATGTAGCTAGGCCTAAATTTCAAGATGATTTTAACAGACAATTGTTTTTAATGGCTCAATACTACAATGCTAGAATAGTATTTGAGAATGATAGAGATGGTAATATAATGTCTTATGCTAGAACTAATAAACTGATTAATTACTTAGAAGAAGAATTAACTGTTTACGATTCTAATGACGCGCCTAGAAAAAAACTAGGTAGAAACTACGGTGTATCTATGTCTAACTTAGAAGTTAAGAAACAAGCAGTACAATATTTTAGAGATTGGTTATTAGCCCCTAGAGAAAAAAATGAAGATGGAGAGTTTGAATTAAACCTACATAAAATATACTCTATTCCATTACTAGAAGAAATTTTAAAATTCTCTTATGATGGAAATATGGATAGGCATTCTGCAATGTTAGTTGGAATGTTATACAAAAAAGAGTTATTGTTAAAACCTCAAGTAGAGCAAGGTGCAAAATCTATCTTTGACGATGCGTTTTTTGTTAACCTAAAATCAAAATTTGGAATTCCCTCAGTTTTATAATAAATTTGCAATTAAAAAACAATGCCTAAAGAAATAAAATATAATATAAATATCCCGGTACAGACAGTTTCCTATGCTGATAAAATAGCAAATGATTTTGAATGGGGTAAAAAGACGATGCTTGGTTATATACAAAGATCGTATTTTTCTGCTACGCAACATAAGCTAGCGATTAAGAAATTATATGATTATTATAATGGCCATATAAATGTAGAAGATTATAAAATAATTACAGAACCTTTTGGCAAACGTCTTGAAGGCGATTGGTCAGAAGTTGTTAATTATCCTATTATAAAACCTAAAATAGATTTACTTAGAGGTGAATTTGCTAAGCGCCCTAACTACAGAGAAGTATATGTAACTAATGAAGATGTTGTTAATCAATCTCTTACAGAAAAAAATAAAGTAGTTTTACAAAACTTAGAGCAATTGTTTGCTAACACTCTTAACGCTCAAGGAATAGATACAGGTGTTCCTACGGAAGAAGTTAAAACTCCTGAAGAAGTAGAAAAAGAATTTGTTACCTCATACAGAGATAAGCGCGCTATAATGGGCCAACATGCTTTAGAGTACGTTGAGCAATATTGTAAGTTACAAGAAAAGTTTCAATTAATGTTTTTTCATTGGTTAGTTTCTGGTGAAGTTTATTCTTATAAAGGAGTTATACATAATGAAGTATATTATGAAGTGGTTAACCCTCTTGATGTAGATTATGATAAGGACCCAGATTTAGAATTTACTGAGGATTGTGATTGGGTAGTAAGAAGAAAATATATGACGCCTTCTTCTGTAACAGAATTCTTTTATGATGAATTAGGTAAAACAGAACAAGAAAAGAAAGATATGATTAACAAGATTGAAACTCTTGGAACTAACACTACTATTTTTGGAACCGCGCCTATTATATATGATTCAAATACCCCTCAGCAAATTTACAATCGATTAATTGAAGTTAAACATGTTACTTGGAGATCTAAAGTTAGAATTGGAGTGTGTTCATTCATGGATGAATATGGCCAACCTCAGTCTATGGAAGTTGAAGAAACTTTTGTACCAAATAAAGAAGCGGGTCAAACAGTAGAATGGTTTTGGGTAAATGAATGGTGGGAAGGCTGGATGTGTGGAATAGATACATTTTTTAAAATACGTCCTTTACCAATGCAAAGAGCATCTCTTGATAATATTTCTAAATGTAAAGGCGCTTATAACGGTAGAATGTTACAAGCAGTTAACTCAAGGAATATATCTTTAGTAATGTTAGGTGTGCCGTATCAGATCTTGTACAACGCTACTTTCCATCGTCTTAAATTAGCTATGGCTAAAATGAAAGATGATATGATACAACTAGACGTAAATCTAAAACCTAAAAACATGACTCTTGAAGAGTGGATGTTATACGGTGATGCTACAGGATTACTATTTGTAGATTATTCTAAAGAAGGGTATAGAGGATCGGCAACACATCAATCAGTATTAAAACTTGCATCAACTACTATTCAATCTTATATTGAGCTATTACGTTTTATTAAGACAGAATGGGAAGAAGTTTGCGGAATTAGTCGCCAAAGAGAAGGCCAGATTACTTCATCAGAAACTGTAGGCGGTGTAGAACGCGCTGTAGTACAGTCTTCTATGATTACTGAGATATACTTTAATAAATTTGATCAATTTAAAGAAAGAGAATATCAAGGTTTAATGGATTATGCTAAACTTGCCTGGAGAGACGGTAAGAAAACTTCTTACGTTATGCCAGATTCAGGTAAAATAGTATACTTAGATGTAGACCCTATTGATTTTACTGAAGCAGAGTATGGAATATTTGTAGCGTTATCTGGTAAACAAGCAGAGAAGAAACAAAAGCTAGAAGCTCAAATGCAAAACTTCATTCAAAATGGAGCTAAAGCTTCTACTATTGTAGATATAATTAATTCAGATTCATTTGTAGAACTTAAATCTAAATTTATTTATGCTGAACAACAAGCAGAGCAAATGCAACAACAAATGGAGCAACAAAAACAACAAGCCGCTGCTCAACAACAAGAACAAGCTTTAGCTGCTCAAGACGCTATGTTAGATAAAAAACATGCTTACGATGTTGAATTACTTCAAATGAAAATAGAAGGAGAAATTCGTAAAGCAGAAATGACTGCTTTTGCTATAGATGAAGGTTCTAATGCAGATGCAATTGCTAAAACTGCAGAGCTAGCTCTTAAACAACAAGAACTTGGAATAAAACAACAAGATCTTGGTATTAAAGACAAAGCTATAAACGCTAAATCTAATGAAGCTGCAATGAAGATGGTAGTGGAAAAAGAGAAAATGGCTAACGATTTAAAGATAGCTAAAGAGAATAAATCAAGGTAATAAGTGTAAAGATATATATAAGCGTTTCAAAAACATGAAACGCTTATTTGTTTTAATATTTAATCAGTATTAAGTTTGTAACGATAAACGACATGGAAATAGATAACATAGATTTTGATGATACTTCTCTTGGAGAGACGACATCAATTGAAGACGTAGTAGATACTACACCAAAGAGTGACGCAGTACCTCCTTCTGCAGAACCAGTAAATCCACCTGTGGATGACACTAAAAGTAAAAAAGGAGAACCAAAATCTAAAAAACCCGCTGCACCAGCGCCTGTTAATCCTCCTATAGATACTATAAAGGATGAAAAAGGAGATACTGACGCAGACGATG